AATGTTTGTGATTGTTTCTGTGCCCACAACTGCACCATTACTCAATGCAATGATGTTGCCATTACCTGATGCAGGATTGTCTACCAAATATGCACTTTCATAAACACTCTGTTTGTCTGGATGTGGCACAAATGCAGTGTATGGATCATAGAAACTCAAACTGCTGTTTGCATTGTAGTTGTCTTCTGTGCCAACACCTGTTGCAAACGGTGAATTCTTTTCATCTGTGTAAATGATTTTGTCAAATGGTGTGTCAGCATATTCAATTGCAGTGAATTGCACTGTTAAACTGCCAGCCAAATTGTTTTCTGTGGTTCTTACCACACGGAAATATTTTTCGTCCCACCCCTTTTGCTTGTTTGTGATCTTAACAAAGTCACCCACATCCACTTGCAGTGTGCTGTGGTCGCCTGTGAACTTGGCAACATTGGTAATTCTACTTTGTTTTAGTGTTATATTTGCAATATCAGCACTTCTCCAGCGAGTGTTTGTGGTGTTAATACTCAAACTCATGCCTGAACTTGGTTCATTTGTGACCAATTGATCAGTGGGTGTGCTCACAATCAGTGTGTCTTTTTTATCTTGTTGCAAATAATTAGGGAATGTGGTTTCACTGAAATTAAACAGTGAGAAAATATCACTGCTGTTGTAATCTATGCCGCTTACAATGTTGTCATCTGTGAAATGGAATGCACTGCTTTTTTCACCGGCGGTCATTTGACGATTCACATACACTGTGAACTTGCCTGTTTTACCATTGTATGCAAAACTTGCCATGCCTGCTTTGCAGATCTCTTTGATGTTTTCTGTAACAATCAGTTGTGTGTTAATAAAAGCATTAGCAGTGAATCTATCTGTGGAACTAAACACTGTGCTACCATCATACCACTGTTTGTTTTCTGCACAATAGTCTGCCCAATCATCAAATGCGGCAGTGTCTATGTCTGCGTTAGCAAGTCCACAACCATAACGATCATCTATCAAGTAATCCCACAATGCATAAGCAGGATTCATTGTGCGTTGATGTGTGCCAATCGTATAAGTTGGCTGTTTGCCCAGTGGTTCAACATCAAATCTAAATGTGCCGTAGTTTGTGATGTTTGCATTAGCACTTTCCAGTTTGTTTACCTGCACAATGGCAAACACAAGATCATCCATGGTGTTTGAGGAAGTCCAACCTGGCATGATATCATATGCGTTTTGTCTGTATATGCTACCAAGATTATATTTTGGAAATATTTGTGCATTGGCATGTGCATTGCCTGCCCACGCATACACATTGATTGTGTTTGTGCCTGATATGCTCACATTGGTGTTGTCTTCAAGATCATTAAGTGTGATAACATCATGTTCATCACCACTTACTGCACTGAATAACAATTTATCACTATCTCTGTAAACGTTACTCATTTTCCAACCAGGTTGTATGCCACTGCCATATGGTCCACCACTGATGTTTGCAAGATCAAAACCATCTGCGTTTGTTTCACTGAGTGTTATACAGAAGATAAGACTGTTTGCATTATTTTTAACTGCATCTGTGATAACACCTGAAGTTGTGACATTGCCATACAAACGTGGCACTTTGTTTAATGTGTCTGGATTAACCTGTGCTCTGTCACCTTGATCACCAAACTGTGTTGATCTATCACCAGTGCCTGAAATTCTTGTGGATTGATTTGTGATATCACCTGGCAAACCCACAATGCCCAATGAACCTGATACCAGCTGAGTGGCTACACTTGCTCTTATGCTTTCATCTTCGAGTGCGGCAGTTGCGTTCTTACTTACTTCAGAAAATAAATTTTTATATGCCATATCTTTTATCCTGGTCTGTCAAACTCTGGTAATTCTGTGATGAATTCCACTCTGTCAAAATCAATTGAACCAGAATAGAATCTGCGTCTATCTGATCCGTTTGTTCTTTGACCACTTATTTTCTTTTCAAGTATTGCATAGATACTTGCACATTCAAACACTATGGTGTTTGTTGCTCTACCACTTATAAATGCAGTTTCTTCTTGAATGTTAAAATTACTGATAACGCCTTTGAAACTTAAATATTCTTCACCTGGTATTAACACAGCATTAGCAGGATAAAAGAATGCTCTGCGTATTTCTACATCACCGCCTTTTACATTGGTATCATTTAACAGATGCACAAAGTCTGGATTGTTAGGCACACCACTGATTGTGATTTCCACAGTGCTGGCAGTTGTTTTGTAATCATAGGTAATTGGTGCAACATCCAATAACAAACCAAGATGGTCATATTCGTTGCTGTTTACAGTAACAGGCTTATACACATCTGAAAGATAATAAGTTGTATCGCCAATTGTTAAGTCTATGAATGTGCCATGTGAGATAACACTTTCGGTATCTACTGCACTAATGGTTGTAGCCATTTAATCCTCCACAATTTCGATTAGAGAAAATTCTCCATCAAACTCTACAAGTCTACCTGGTAACAAATTGTATGTGGGTTTTTCAAGCATTTTTACTTGCCACACACAAGCAGGTCCTACCAATAATCCTTTAGTGCCGCTTATGGTATAACCACTTTGTTCTATAATTGGTCTGTTTAGTGTTAATGTAACTGTGCCACCTGCACCATATTGTAAATCTTGTGTTACTGTGTAAGGGTATTTGTAACCATTGTCAAACTGTATAAAGTCACCTGCCTTAAACACATAGTCTGCACTAACAGCACCTGTTATGCCACTGAGATCAATGTCAATGCTGTTGCCTGAATATGTGGTTGTGAGTGCAATATTGCCTAAATCACTTGTGCTTAAATCACCTTGGTATGCTGTGATCCAACTGAGGTTTGTGTTGGTATTGCCAATGTCAATTTGTTCAGTGAACACTGTGTCCAATCTGTCTATTTCTTCAAGCACACCACGCACATCTGCATACACACTTACTGGCCTATAACTGGCCACAAACAAAAATGGTTGACTGCTGGGAATCAATGCTGTTTTGTATCTGCCTGAACGTGCTATTGTGGAGGAAGCCACTTTGGTTCTACCAATTGCAATGCTCTGGCTGTTATCTATGATATTTTGAATTGACATTATCTTGGTATTCTCCTACTGCCTGCAACTGTGACATTATACAAGAACTCTGGATCCCTGCTTAACATCTGCTTGAAGCTTAATGCATCATTTGCTACGATTGTGTAATTTACTTGATTTGGTTGTGCCTGTTGATTCATCAGTTCTGCTGTTTCACGTCTACCAATAACCTGTGCTGGTCCTGTCACAATCTCAGGTCCTTTCTCACCCACAACACCAAACTTGCCTGCACCAATTCTACCACCTGTGTCAAAGAAACCTTCAAACAATGATCCGAGACCACCTGTTAACAGGTCAATGATTTTCACAAATATTTTCTTAGCAACAATTTTCAACAACTGCTTGATCATGTCTGACACCAAGTCTCTGAAGTTGGCTTTACCTGTCATCACAAAGTCAACAAACGCATTTTCCATTTGTCCACTAAATGTAACAAATAATTCTTTGGCACGTTTTGAGTTGTTTTCTGCATCGCTACGGTATTCTGCCCATGCTTCTTTCCAACCTGATGTGAACAGTTGTTGTTCTTCTCTGGTCTTAGCAATCTTTTCATTGCTTAATGCAATTTGGTCATCATACAGTTGATTTAATTCTTCTTGTAATCTGTTTTTCTCTTCATCAGTGATATTGTAACGTGCAATCTCTGCAAGTTTTGCTTCACGTTCTCTGTTTAGATCGTTTGTGTTTTCAAGTTGTTCAATTTGTGTATCAGTTAAGCCAATCTTTTCAATTGTGGTATCCAAGTCACGCATGTCTGCTTCGAACTTGGCTTGGCTTTGTGCAAGAACTTCTTGTGCTCGCAACATTTCTTTTCTGTGATGTTCTACTCTACGCTCTTCGGCAGCCTGTTCCCTTTCTGCTTGTGCTTCTGCTCTTCGTGCATCGGCGTCTGCTTTGCGTTGTGCTCGCTCTTCTTCTTTGGCGGCACGCTCTGCATCTTTCTCTGCTTGTTCTTGTCTCTTTTGTTCACGCTCAGCTTCTGCTTCTGCGGTTGCACGAACACGTTCTTCTTCAAGTCTTTGTTGTGCTGATCTTTCTGCACTTCTGGTTGTTGCACCAGCATGTGCTTCAGCTCTGGTAGAATCAAGATCGTTTTCTGCACCTGTGATTTCATCTATTTGAACTGCTTGATCATCAAACAATCCATTCATGTATGCCAGTGTTCCAGCGGCGGCTGTTAAGCCCACTGCAACTTTGGCAATACCAACACCTGTGACTGCTTGTAATATTGTGCCTGCGGCGGCAGCCGCTTGCATTGCTCTTGTGAAGTTAATCACTGCTGTGACAACTGCCATTATTCTACCAACAGCGGCAGCGGCAAACACACCAGCCATCACTGCACCTAATACGTCAGCATTGTTAGCAACCAGTGTTAGTGCGGCACCAAGACTTTCGCCAAGTGTTCTTGCAATGCTTAATATTTGTTCTTTGTTTTCTGCAAACAGTGTGTTGAGGTCACCTAATTCTGTTTTTAGTGTTTCTCCAAATGCTGTGCCAAATGCTTCCATAACTTGGAAAGCGGCATCTTCCATCATTGAGAATTGACCTGTTAATGTGCCTGCGGCTAATTCGTTTGCGGCTGTGACTTCCTCAAACATGTTGAGGAATATTGCTTGTGTTTCTGCGGCTGTGTATTCAACACCTTCTTGGAAACCCAAAAATGCTTTAACACCTTTGTCTCTGAACAGGTCAGCTGAACCAATACCTGCTGTTAATGCTCTTTGAACGTTTGTGGCGGCTTCTTGGAAACTCATTCCAAATGCAGAGGCTATACCAGCAGTATAGTCAATGGCATTATCCAATCCACCTAATTTGTCTTCTACGAGTGCAAGTGAAGGAACACCTTGTTGAATATCGCTTAGTGCAAATGTTAAGCCTGCGGCTTTTTCTGTGACAGTTGCCATTGCGGCTGAGGCTTTGTCTGCATCACCATACAGTGTTTGCAGTGTGATGCCCAAGTTCTCAACACTTTGTGCGGCATCAAGTGCACCCTTTAATGCAAATGCGGCGGCAGTAACACCGGCAATGGCAGTGGCAACACCGCCAATACCCATTTTGAAGCCTTCGCTTTTGCTTTTGCCGTTTTCAAACTCTGAATTTAAACCTGATAATTCACGTTTGGCACTGTTAATGCCTCTGTCAAAATCTCTGGTATCAAGTTCCAGTGCTACACTTATACTCTTAGCCATTACAAGCCCCTAATCTCACGATCGATTAATCTTTCAATGTAATCGATGGTTGGATCTGTGAAGCCACCTGGCGCTTGGCTACTCCAACCTGTGTTTAATCTATCTGCGTATGCATAATCTGCAAGGATAGTTGTTTTATTCTTTTGTCTTGTGTTTCTTCTTGCATTACCAGAACGAATTGGAGTTTGACTTTTCATATATGGTGTAGCATCACGCATGACATCATCAGCAAGATTGCTCATGTCTCGAAATAACTTGTCAACTTGTCTGCTGTCTACTTTCATATATTCTCTTTAAAGCGGGCATAACTTTCTAACATATCTGGGGTTGCTTTGCCACCTGCAGGTTTTATGCCTGCTTGTTTGTTTCTTGCCCTATCTCGTTTAGCTTGTTTCTCTCTCAGGTGTGCATCATAAGTCACATACACATCATACATGAATACATCTTGTGTGGTGCCTCTTTGCAACACTTCACTGGGCAACATACCATATCTATGTGCCATTTGATCCACCATTATTGCCGCTTGGAACAGTGGATCATCGACAGAGAACTTACCCCCTGTTACTTTCCCAATTGCTCCATTACTTTTGTAATGCAACGTGTCATTACTGATGTAGGTAATATTCTATCATCAGTGATAACTTTATTGCCCTCTTCATCAAGGATCATTTCATTGCAGAACTGAATCATTTCTGGTAATGTTTCTGCGTCTACTTTTTGTCCTGCAAAACGCATAAACTTTTCCAATGGTTGTCTATCCCATACGAAAAATTCGATGGCATCTCCAAATTGTTCTACTATTGCTTCGTCATCAAGTGTGATCTTGACCAGTGAGGGTTTAACTGCTAATTCTTGTATTTTCATATCTACATATCCTGTTTTTCTTGTAAGTGGTGAACTGCGCTCAATACGAAGTTCAATCTATTATTTACTTTTTCAGCGTCTTTTCTAAGACACTGCAATTCATTTTTAGCTTTCGCTAATTCCATTTCCAGCGTCTTCAGTATCTCCTGAGGGCTGTGTTGTGTCCAAATCTGCATGTTGTTCTTCCGTTTCTTTTGTATATTTATCGGTATTTGATTTTTTTGATTGTTTTGGTAGATGTTCTGACACATCAATTACTTCACCCATCCATTTAACCACAGGTGTATTGCCATTCCAATCGCCACACCATTTACCATCAATGATACGACTTTGTATAATTCTGTTTAATTTAGAATGCATTTATAAATCTCCATAAAAAACCACAGGGCCGAAGCCCTGTGATTAAACATTAACTGTTGTTATGCTACAGTCCCTGTGGTAAGGTCGCCTGAGATTTCAATAGTTAAAGGTGAAGTCCAAACTGGACTGTCTGGGCTAACTGTAGGCGCAACGCCTGTTAGATAACCTTTACCTTCAACATATCTATCACCAGAACTATTACCTTGCCAGTAAAGTCTGAAGTATGTTTCAGTTTTGTTATTTGTAGTAGTGAAGATACCTTGTGTTTGGCCCACATTCGCAAAGAATGTAGTGTCGTCTAACACGATAGTAGCTTCAAGACTGTTTGTGCTCGATGTTGTAACAACCTGTTCGCTAAGTGAATCCAACTGTTTCCAACGGAATGTGCCTGGTGTAGCGTTTAATGTAACTTCTTGCATTGCAGGAACGGTTAAAACGTTTGCATTGCCAGTGCCATCAAATGCTACGGCTATATTAGCGGAGTAGTCTTCGCCATCGGCATTCAGCTCAAGTCTTACGAATTCAGCTGTCTCATTTACTGCGATATACGCCATGGTTTTCTCCTTTAATTAACTTTAACAAACCTATATTCGAAAATATAAGTGATTCTATCATCTTCGATTTCTGTTGAGCCAATACATTCACGACGGAATTGATTGACCACAGAATTCTTACTGTTTAACACCCCACTAATAATAGTGTTGATGTCGCCCGGTTGATTTTTAGCATCTACTGTGATATAGCCGGTTAATATGCTTTCAGTTTGATAAACATCATCACTGCCAAGTGTTGCCTGAAGAGGTGTTATCTCTTGTGATGCTTCACTCAAGTAAAACTTCTTCATGTTTTTTTGATACAGCGGAACATCTCCACTGCTCCAAGGCAATTCACTGCTCACACTAACATTACTGCCAGTGAGTGCTGTGGTTACATTGGCAAGAATGTCATCTCTGATTGCCATTATCTAACTCTCACTACGTTGCGTCTACCACGACTACGTCTGCTGGTCTTAAATCTAACCATTTTTTCACCGTCTTCCACAGTGCCATCACCATCTGAATCATAATAAGTGAAATCACTCATCAATTCTTGAAATAAATCTTCGAATTTGCGTGAGTAATATTCAATTTTCTGCACTTCAGGTGATTCTGGATTACCAAAATCAGCAACTTTAGGCAAAATATACTCTTTCAATGTGTAATAACAACACATATCAGTGAAATCTGCTTGTCTGGCTTTGATACGATTAGGATTAAAAGCAGGGAGGTTATCCAAACTTGAATAACCACCACCTGCATAACCAAGATACTCTCTCCAAGTTGAACTTAAACGTATCTTTTCGTTGATACGATTAGTTGCTTTTGTTGTGAGATCTTCGATGTAGTTGTTGAGACTCCCTGGAGCGTCAGGCACATTGGTAAAATCGATCTCGTTTGCTTCAAAAACACGTTGATCTTTATCTTTTACATCCAATGCTTCTGCGTAACTTACTACACTTCCGCCTACACTAATAAATGCCATTAGAATCTCCTATATAATCCTTAAGCGGATGTTAATCCTGTTGGAACGTTCTGGCTTCTGATGAAGCGAGCACCAACTGCTTGACCAATAAGGCCGTCAATTAATGCTTGGTTTGCTGCCATCTGTGCAACTGAACCAATTGCGCCACTTGCAGTGCCACCAATACCATTAAGTTCTTTAGCAAGATGGAATTCGTGTGCGGCAGAAACTACTGCAACAAAGAAACCGTCTGCGCCTGTAGGTGCGTTGTCAGCACGTAGACGTGCAACACCTTCAGAAACGTTGTCAAGACTTAATCTTAAATTTTCATCAGCCTCATTCAATTGATCAGAACCAATTAATGCTTGTGCAAAGAACACGTTACCACTTGATTTGCTGTAAGGAATACGACCGAAGCCATTTCTTACTGTAGCAACCATTTCGTATTGATCTTTGTCAATGTCATTAAACATCTTAACTGTTGGATCGCGTTTAATAACATAGCTCATGCATTCTGGAGACATTACAAATGAAACGTCAGCGTTTGCAATGTTTGCTACGTTACCACCTGCGTAAATCTTGTTAAGGTTTACGTTAGCGATATCTGTTGGGGCAGTTGAACTACCAGTTGCTAATGTAGCAAAACCAGCAACGTCTGTGCCTTGTGCGATTGCACGGCTAAGTCTTGTGATAACAGCATTTCTAACTGTTGCAAGACCACCGTCTTCAAGTGACTCTTCAGTCACGTATGTGCCAGCACCACGCTTGCCAACTTGAACCTGAATAAAACCAGGTGCAAAGTCATCGGCTGAAGCACCGATTACACTGTTACCCTCGCCAACTGATGCGCCAGTTGACCAATAATTCGTGATTGGCAATTTTAGAGTATCACCAACCCCGCCTGAGATATTATATGAGTTTGTCAAAACTGCTGGGTTAGGCAGTAATACAAAGTTGTCGTAATGTGGCAATAAACTTGCAACTACGTCTTCATATAAGGCGGTTATTCCACTACTTGATGTAGCCATAATATTCTCCTAATATAATTATGATGCGGATCAGTAAAATTAATTTACTTTCTCCATATATTTTCTAATCATGTTGTCAGTTACATCTGTATGACTCAATGATTTATCTCTGTTTCGCACCTGAGTGTATGCCGCTCTATAGCGAGCATCTGTTTTCAGTCTTCCTTCATCAATTGCTTTAACAGCAGTTGTGTTTTGAACTGATTTGTCAGGTGACTCATAAGTGTCAACGCCTTTTTTAGCAAACGGTAAACCCAGTGTCTGCCCAACAACTTTAACTGCTGTGGCATAGTCTGGTTTTTCACCATCAGTGGTAATAAAGTCTTCGCCATTGCGAATAACAAAATTATCACCATCCAGGTGTAACATGTTGCGAGCTTTCATCAAATCAATAACTGCAGATTTTTGATCTGTGTTCCACGCTCCTGGCATGTTATCTTTGAGAGCACCAATGTGTTCCTTTAGTGCAAAGTCCGTTTTTACACGATTTAACTCTGCCTTGAGTTCTTCCACTGTTTGTTCTCGTTTTTTAACAGCATCCTTGAGGCTTTGAATGTTTAGACTGTCGCCTTCATCAGTGCCAGCAGTTTGTAACTGTCGGACAACTGATTTGACTTGGTCAAAACTGTCAACTTCAAGCTCGCTAAGAAATTTGCTTTCTGCTTCTCTCTTGGCATTTGCCGCTATTTTGTTGCTTTCGTCTCTGCTGTAAACTCTCACACCATCAACGAACATTTTACCGTCACGCAATTCAACACTGGGTGTTGATGCTTTAACACTTTCAGAATTTTCTGGGACACTGCGGTCCGCATCAGTCTCTGTATTAACTGGTTGCACATTTTCTCCTGCAACAAGAGTGTCTGTTGTGAGTTCCTCACTCATATAATTTCTCCTTATTATCGTAAGAAGTCAACGTTATTGTCAAGATATTAAAGACTGTTGTTTGTGCTGGTGCTATTCACCAACTCCATCAGTCTTTGGCGTATCTTGTCACGCAAATCTTCTTTTAATCCATTTGCATCTTCTGATACAACTGGATACTGGGTTTGTATTGCGGCTTCCAATTCTGCATGTGTGTCAAATGGCATGTAATACACAGTGCCATCTTCTTCAACATACTCGTGGAAACCCCTCCCACCTAACTTTTGTGCTTGTGCTTGTGCTTCATCAACAGTGGCAAATACCATATTATCCATATCTGCTTGGTCATTGTGATGATCGCCAAATAACTGTGAATACTGTGTGTAAGCACCCATTAAGTCTGTGATCTCTTTGATCTCATGCTCAATGGCTTTTTTGTTATACTGTTTGCTGTAACTGATTGAGAAGTCTTCTGGCAATGTTACATTCATCCAGTCAGCCCACACTTTCCACAATTTGCTTTCTGCATTTTCCAAGTTGGTTGCCTTACGTCTAATAAGACTGGCCAACTTGTCATCATATACTTCTATTTGATAACCACTGCTTGAGCTTTTGATCATGTCTTCGCTACGCAACATGGCTATCTGACTTAATTTTTCTATTTTGCTGTCAACAAGATCTTTGATCTCGCCTATAGCACCCAACGGCGGTGCCACAAATTGATATGTGAAAGCCGGTTCTCCTGTGAGGCTTGCACCTACACGAACAACACTGCCGGGTTCTGCCGCAATTTGGCCATCGTTGAGTTGGTCAGTGTTCTCATCGACGACCAATGTTGGGTGTGCACCATATGTGATTGCTGAATAAATCTCAGCCATGTCACCATAGATACTACGTTGTATTTGTGCAACATCTTGTATAACTGTGGTGCCTATGTTGTTATACACTTTGGTGCTTTGATATATTGTTTTAACAGGGATATAACCAAGTTCATTCTCCTGCACAATTCTGTATGTATTCTTTTCCATGTGTTGCAATCTTGGATCATCAACTGGTGGAACATAATCTTCATTTTCTGGATCGCCCACAAAAACTGTTTCCATTGTGGTTGGAGTAATGTGTCTGTAAATCTGGTGCAGATCACTGTCTTCCAATTTGATCACAATAGAGTTTAATTTCAAGTTGCCATCGATGTCATAGCGATAACTCCAATTGGTAACATCAAGTGGTGTGTGTATTCTCCACTTGGGTATGTCTGATCCAATTGGTTTGTAACAGCCAACATGGCAAACACCAAAGATGGTGGTCATCACGTCCACAAGACTCATGAATTCATTTAGGCTTGATCCTTCGCCATCTACATCGCGCATGAATTCGTCTACTTCTGCTGTTTCTGGTAATGTTCTTTGAGGTGCATTGCGATATAACAATGCATTGTATTCTGCAACGATCAATTTAACATAGTTGTATAGTGGTGTGTTATCCAGCTTCTCGCCATAGAATGTGCCTTCATTGACATCGGTGCCTCTGTCTGTGCCGGTTGAACTTTGTCCGTATTCAACACGAGCTCGCACTTTGGAAACAACACTGCCATCATCATTGGTGACATAAGTGTTAATTGTTTCGTTGGGTTGGTTAAAGTCTACTTGATACGCTCTGAGATATCTTGCGTTTTTATACTCTACGCCGCCGAACCATGAATTTAGACACAGTTTCCAGTTCTCGTAATAGCGATCATAAAGACTGTGATTACTGGTGATATAATCTATGTAGTCCAAGAGATCTCCTGCATATAGAATTGTTTATTCGAATAAAA